CCTATTTTGAAGTTGTCGTGCGCAACTCAGACGTCTCTTCGTAAGAACTGTCAATCCGTCAAACGTGTGGGGGTGCCTTCCAATTCACCCCAGAAATCAGGGACCGGCGGGGGGAGGTCCGCACAAGAGATCGTCAATTTAAACTTTTCACAGGACTGCGCAGCATGACCAAGATTCACCTTTCGCTGCTGAAAGCGCAGCTCAACCTCGACCATGACCTCGATGACGTGCTGTTGAACCACAAGCTCGCCACAGCCGAGTCATGGATCGAGTGCTACATCGGCACGCCTATGCCAGACCCTATGCCAGTGGTGCTGGCAGAGGCCGCGCTACAGCTGGCCGCCTACTGGTTTCAACAGCGCGAAGCTGTATCGTTCGGCGTGTCGATGCAAGCCGTGCCGTTCGGCATCCGCGAGCTGCTGTCGCCCTTCCGGCTGGCAGTGACAGGGCGTGACACCAATGCCGCGTAATGCATCATCCGAGGCGCTGTCGCGCCGCCTGGCACAGATCCCCGAGGAGATCCTGATCGCCCTGCGCCCTGTCCTGGCGCAAGGCGCTGAAGACGTGGCCAGCAACATGCGCAGCCTGGCTGAAGCATCGCGCCAGACCGGCGACCTGATCAACTCGATCGAGGTCACGGCACCCGGCGGCACGACGGCAAAATATGCAGCCGGCGGCGGCTCTGAGACCCTTGGCCCAAACATGGCAGCTGTCACCGTTGGCAACCCTGACATGCGGCACGGCCACCTGGTCGAGTTCGGCACCGTTCACAGCGAGCCAAAGCCCTTCATGCTGCCAGCGTTCCGGCTCGCCAAGCGCAAGGTCGAGGGCCAGATCAGCCGCGCGATCGGCAAAGCTATCCACGCGATGGGCGGTGCATGATGATCACTGAACCAAGCCTCGAGTTCCAAACCGCAGTTCGCACCCAGCTGATCGCCTCGCCGGCCGTCATCGCGCTTGTGCGGCCGGAGCTACTCCGCGCTGGCTGGCACCGGCCGGACGGTCAGCCCTGCGTAATCATGTCCGGTGCGCAGACTGAGTATCTGGGCCAGGCATCCGGCTCACAGCACTGCGCCCGCGTCCACCTCGACCTGCACATCTGGGCGCTGGAAGACGGACCCGACACCGCCAAGGCGATCGGCTGGCAGATCACGCAAGCGCTGATCGGCTTCACCGGCACCGCTGAGCTGCACGTCGATGACATGGAACAGCCCCGCGTGACCTGGCTGCGTGACGTGCAGCCGGAGCTGTCGATGACGCACGGCGTCATGTCCCTCGAGGCCGTGATCCGGTGGAAATTTTGATATGCGACACAGTGTCGTTTTTGAGGGCGTGAAGCCATGAGCGCGATGATCAACCCCGGCAAGCTGACACGTCAGATCAGCCTCGAGCGCAAGGTCGAGACCGTCGCCCCATCCGGCGCGGTGTCAGAGACCTGGGCGCCATACGCCACCGTGCGTGCCGAGCTGGTGCAGCTTGGTGCCGAAGACTACCTGACCGGCGCCGGAGAGGGTGCCACCAACCGCGCCACGTTCCGGGTCTGGTATCTGGACGGCGTGACCACAGCTGACCGCGTGTCCTACAACGGCGAGACCTACCAGATCACCGGCCTGGTCGAGCTTGGCACGCGGCGCGGCCTCGAGCTGCTGGCGGTGTCGCAATGAGCGCCTTACACCTATTGAGCGTTGCTGCACTTTCGGACGTTCGGCAACGTGTCACTCCCGTTTTCAAGCTGGGCGCACACCAACTGATAGTTGGATTTCACAAGGTCACGTCCGGTCCAGGCTGCAATCACCAATGCCATTATTACAGCCCACTTCATGGAGCGTCCTTGAATTACCAGAATAGAACGGTCGTTTCCCATCTAAGCCAAGCGGCTACAATGAAACAATTAAGGTCAAAATATGACTGTGCATAATCGCGGCGTAAAGCCCGCCCTGCGTGCAGACGCAGACGCCCTGACCAAAGCACCGATCGCGCCGAAGCACCTTACTGCTTACGGCAAGGCTGAGTGGAAAGCGATCATGCCGCAGCTGATCGAGCGCCGCGTCATCACGCGGGCTGACTTGTCTGGCGTGGCCACCTATTGCGGCCTTGTCGCGACCATCCGGCAGATCGAAGAAGCCCAGGCCGCGACCGGTCAGATCGACCTCAAGATGATGGGCCTGGCCGTTCGCTGCGCCACAGCTGCACGCCAGCTCGCCTCTGAATACGGCCTGACACCGACAAGCCGCGCCCGCATCGGTGCGTCTGTCGATGACGACGAAGACGATGACAACCCGCTGAGCGTGAAGTAGCGCGATGGACGCCAGCGGCATCTTTGACCTCGATGACGCAGAGCTGATCACAGCGCCCTCGACCTATCCGGCGTGGTGCTTTGACGGCTCGCCCATCGCTGACCCCCTGGGCTATGGCGAGCGTGCGGTGCAGTTCCTGCGCCGCCTGCGCCACCCTAACAGCTCAGCGTCTGGCAAGGCCTTCCAACTGGCAGACTGGCAAGAGCGCATCGTGCGGCGCATCTATGGGCCGCGCCATGCCGATGGGCGGCGCGTGGTGCAGAACGTAATGCTGCTGATCGCCCGTGGTGGCCGCAAAACGTCGCTGGTCGCTGCCCTGGCGCTGCTGCACACCATCGGGCCGGAGCGCGTCGCGGCTGGCCAGGTTATCTTTGCCGCGGCTGACCGTGAACAGGCTGGCATCGGCTTCCGCGAGGCCGCAAACATCATCCGCGAAGACAAGCGCCTGATCGCTGCCACGCGCATTTATGACGCTTTCAACGCCGCAAAACAGATCGTCATGCTCGACGGCAAGACCACCCTGCGTGCGCTGTCATCGGACGGCGGCGCGGCGCACGGCCTGACACCGACGTTCACTTTGATGGACGAGCTGCACGTCTGGAAAGGCCGCGACCTCTGGGAGGCCCTGCGTTCCGGCGCGGCAAAGGTCGATGACAGCCTGACCATCATCGCGACCACCGCAGGCCGTGGTGCGCAGACGCTGGCAGCTGAACAATTTGACTACGCTTGCCGCGTGGCCAAGGGCGAGATTGACAACGAAGCCTATCTGCCAATCCTATTCCAAGCCGAGCCTGGCGATGACTGGCTCGATGAAAACACCTGGCACAAGGCCAACCCCGGCCTCGCCCAGGGCTTCCCGTCGCTATCCGGCCTGCGCACCCTGGCGAAAGAGGCAGAGCATCGCCCCTCCGACCGCCACGCCTTCATGCAGTTCAACCTGAACGTCTGGCAATCGCACAGCCGCGATCCGCTTTTTGACATGGCAACCTATGACAGCCGCGCCTTTGACATCGACCTGAGCGACCTCGAGGGCCTGCCCTGCTACCTGGGCGTCGATCTGTCCCTGTCAGGCGACCTGTCAGCCGTTGTGGCAGCATGGCGGCACGATGACGGTCAGATCACCGTTCACCCTTGGGTGTTTGTCCCTGGCGATGACCTCGAGGCACGCGCCGAACAGGACGCCGCGCCTTACGTTCAATGGCGCGACGATGGCCTGATCAGTATTTGCGATGGACCAATTATTGACCAGGGCCTGATCGAAGACCTGATCCAAGAGCTATGCGCGACGCACGACGTGCAAGAGGTGGCCTTTGACCCGCACCTCGCCCGAGTGGTCATGCAGCGCCTCTATGACGCTGGCGTTCCTACCGTCGAGTTCCGGCAAGCGCCCCTCAATATGGCCGTGGCAGCTGGCGACCTCGAGCGCACCGTGAACGGCCACATGATCCGGCACAACGGCCACGCAGTTTTGCGCCAGCACTTTGACAGCGTTGTCGCGAGCCGATCCGACGCCGGCCTGATCCGAATGCACAAGGCTAACAAAACCGACCGCATCGACGCAGCAATCGCGGCGGCTATGGCCGTGTCGCGGGCCTGCGCAGGCGAAACCAATCAATCACAATACAACGCCGCCGAGAGCGACGGCGTGTTCATCTTTTAGGGAAAGCACCCAATGGCACTACCTGGACTGATCGTCGAGATCGAGGGCCGCGTCGACAAGCTCGAGAAGGCTCTGAAACGCGCCAACAAAGCGCAAGGCACAAGCGCGACCGCGATGGAACGCCGTGCAAAGCAGAGCGCCGACAAGATCAACAGCACTTACGGCGCGATGGGCGACAAGATCACCGGCGCGTTCAAAAAGCTGGGCCCTGGCCTGGTCGCTGGCCTGTCGATCGGTGCAGTCGCGGCGATCACATCACAGATGGGCAGCGTTGTGCGAGCTATCGCTGAGATCGGTGACGCGGCAAAGATCGCCGGTGTCAGCGTCGAGCGCTTTCAACAGCTGAAATTTGTGGCCACAGAGAACCGCGTCGAGATTGACGCCCTGACAGACGGCCTAAAAGAGCTGTCGCTGCGTGCTGACGAATTTGTCGTCACCGGCGGTGGCAGCGCAGCCGACGCCTTCAAGCGCCTGGGCTATGGCGCAGCCGACCTGTCAAGCAAGCTGGACGATCCGGCGGCGCTGTTTGCCGAGATCATCGACCGCATGAATGACCTCGACAAGGCCGCCCAAATCCGCGTTTCAGATGAAATCTTTGGCGGCTCCGGCGGTGAACAGTTCGTTCAGCTGATGGGCCAAGGCGAGGGCGCAATTCAGGCCACGATGGACCGCGCCAAAGAAGCTGGCGCAGTTCTGGACGCTGACCTGATCAAGAAAGCCGAAGACCTCGACCGTCGCTTTGCAGCGCTACAGACCCGCACCTCGACCTTTTTCAAATCGCTTGTGATCGAGGTCGCTGACGCAGGGGCAAAGATCACCGGCCTGTCGAGCGATGTCGATGACCTTTTCCGCACCGCACACCAAGCGGACGGCCTGCTAGGGCCTGGCGTGGTGGCAGAGCTGGACGCCAGCGCCGACGCAGCCGGTGACAACGCTGTCGTGATCGGTCAGTTGCGCCAGCAATACGAGGGGCTGAGCGATCAGTCTGTCGTCCTGGCACCGCAGCTTGAAATGGCCGCTGTTCAGCTGCGTGCGTTCGGTGAAGCTGACGCGGCGGCAGAGCTGGCAACCGTAGCAGGTGAAATGCGCACGCTCAGCAATGACATGCTCGACGGCACGGTCAGCGCCGAAGACTTTGAAGCCCAACTACAGGCCCTGGTCGATCGTGCTGGCGACGCCTTCACCGGCCTGGCTGACATCGACCGCGTCACCTTTTCGGGCGTCATCGGCGCGATCGGCGGCATCGGCAGCGCCCTGACCCGGGCGATCGAGCTGGCACGTTCACTGCGTGCCAGCCTACCAGGCGCAGCGCCTAACGGTGTGGCGACACCGGTCACTGTCGCCAAAGAGGCTGGCAGTTTTTGGGATGATCCGGCCAACATGAACGCGGTGAACCCGCGCTCGACCCCGGCCTTGACCTCGATCCCGCGCCCCAAGGCTGCGCCACGTGACATCGACTTTGGAATGCCACCCCTGCCAGATGACAAACCGGCAGGCGGCGGCAAGGCGGCGAAGGCCGGCGGTGGCAGCGCCAAGGCTGAACGCCTGACCGATTATCAGCGCGAGATCGCGGCGATCGCAGAGGAAACGGCAGCGCTCAACCTCGAGGCATCGGCCCTGGGCCAGGTCACTGGCGCACAGGCACGCCAGGGCGACGCGATCGAGCTGGCACGCACCAAAGCTGAGCTTCTAGCCGCTGCGCAGCGTTCCGGCCTCGAGGTAACGCCAGAGCTGACCGCAAAAGTCGATCAGCTGGCGCAGGGCTACCAAGACGCTGGCATCGCTGCCGACGAAGCCGCCAAGCGCATCGAGACCATGCAGAACGCAGGCCGCGAGTCAGCCGAGGCGATCGGCTCTGTCTTTGCCAGCCTGGCAGCTGGCCGGATCACGGCCAAACAGGCGCTGCAACAGATGCTGGTCGATTTTGCCAAATATCTGATCAAAAAGGCGATCATGGCGGCGGCTGAAAAGACCGGCAACCCTGTCGTCATGTTCGCAGCCGCTGCGTTCACCTCGAGCTTTGCAGATGGAGGCTATACCGGCCCAGGCCGCAAATATGAGCCAGCTGGCACCGTCCACAAGGGCGAGTTTGTCATGTCCAAAGAGGCCACGGCTCGCCTGGGCGTGCCACAGCTGAACGCGCTGCACGAAAGCGCAAAGCGCGGCTATGCCGGCGGCGGCTTGGTAGGTGGCAGCGCGTCTGGCAAGGGCATGACATTGCCAGTGTCAAAGGTGTCAGCCGCACCTGTCATCACCATCAACGCACCGATCAAGATCGAGGGCGGCGGCGGCTCGCCGGATCAGAACAAAGACCTGGCAAAGCAGATGTCAAAGGAGCTTGATGCTACCGTTCGCCGGACCATTCAAAGCGAGATCATGCGGCAAAAACGCCCTGGCAACCTCCTGGCAGGGAGCTGATCGATACAATAGCAGGGCCGCAACAATTGCAGCCCTGATAGATTCCTATTTACAATCAGGAGACAGCATAAACGACTGTGCCGCCAGTGCCGCGATCCCTCGTAAATGTCAGTGTGTTTCCTTGAAGGTCACTCGTCTGACAATCTTCAGGATCCGGGCCAGATGGCCCTTGCAATACAATTCTGCAGAAGAACCCATCTCTGAATTCCCAAGTGCCTGATGCGACTACATCGCTATAGCGTCCGGTAAAGGTGCCATCTGCGTTTATAACTACAAAGTCAGCATCTCTAGTCAACCTTCGCCCTACAACCAAAGAAAATTCGGATTCTGTTGTTATTCGCCCATTAAAACTTGTCGGCTCTGATGTTGGTGCCGTTCCGGCACATGCACTAAGAAGTATAGTAGCGACGACTAAATGAAGTCTCATTTCAACCTCCCATGTTGCGACATCGCGAAATTGGGACATCGCTGAATAAATATTGCCTGATTGTAGTTCTTGGATCAAGGATTCTCGAAAGCGTCACCGCCCCGCGCAAATGGACGTGCGACACCTGGGCCAGCACCTCGAGCGCACCAGCACGTTCAGCGCGACAATGCTCGAGAGTTTCACCAACGAAAACTAGACCCGCAGTGGCCACGGAGGGACACCATACAGCGCGTCGATTAGTTTTGACTACTGCGGCCAGGAACGCGCAGATAAGGGCGTGCTAGAGGCCCTCCAGCGTGTGTGGCATGTATGGCCGGAACGGCTTCACCTGGGCCGGAGTGTTTCAGCCTGGGCGGCACTCTCTACACGCCGAGACTGTTAGGGAGCGCCGGAGACACCCTGACCTATAACACGCCGGTTCCCCTGACCATCTTCCGGCATGGGAGAGATAACCGTTGCGGAGCGCAGCGACGCGGCAAGGCCGAAGGCCGCGCAGCAGCGAAGCCGCTGAGCCTTACCCCTTACCCAACCATGTCAC